GCTCAACAGCAATATCTTCGGGGTTAACTGTGTCAATATATTCCAACACATAGGCCAAGCCACTGCATCCGGTGGTTCTTACACCAAGACGGATACCCATTCCTCGGCCACGTTTGGTCAAATTGGCCACAATTTTCTTAGCGGCTAACTCAGTGACTGATATCATTGATGTTTGCTTTTGTAATCATCTATCGCAGCCTTAATAGCATCTTCCGCAAGGATACTACAATGGATCTTAACTGGCGGGAGCGCGAGTTCCTCTGCAATCGCAGAGTTCTTAATTGATCCAGCCTCGTCCAACGTTTTGCCCTTGACCCATTCGGTGACAAGTGACGAGCTAGCGATCGCCGACCCACAACCATAAGTTTTGAATTTCGCATCTGTTATAATCCCGTCTTCTACTCGAATTTGTAATTTCATCACGTCACCGCAGGCCGGGGCTCCGACCATACCAGTTCCCACTGTGTCGTCTACGTCCATTTTGCCCACGTTACGTGGATTTTCATAATGATCAATAACTTTTTCTGAATATGCCATTTACGTCTCCTGTCCTACATTATAACATGCAAGTGTTGTCTTTACAACCTTTTTGATTATACCGGTTCTAAGGTATATTTCTTTTTGGCTTGATTTTTAGTGACTGCAAATAGCCTATTTTTGTATTCTAAACTTTCTGGACAGAATTTACACATGGTCAACTGTTGATCGATTGTGGCCAAAAACTCTGCTCCCCTGGTGGGATAGTCATCGGCTGTCAAGGGTTGGTATGAATGCAATATTGCCCGGTCTTCTTCGGATATGTCAAAACCGTGTTGCGCATCAAATTCTGGAAATAGTGCAGCCGGTCCGCACTTATACAGCTTGCCTTTGATCATGTGATAATTTTTAAACTTTGCAAAACCACAACTGTTGTGTGCTATAGCAGGGTCGCTGTTGTGTAATGCAAACTGACCTGTTGGTGTTGTTTTGATGGCACTGTCGTAAAAATCGTATTGTATCCACAAGGGAATTTTGACTCCATTTTCATCCATCCACATCAGGTGTGAACCAAACGGATTGTCGGGATGGTCTCGATCAACCTTTACAATATTGCCTCGAAGGAACTGTCTAACCGACCGATCAAACTCATCAATGGTATCGGGGTTGTGCCAACTGATGCCCATCCAGTTTCCGTTGACCTGTAGTGCTTCGTAAAGACCTTTTACTTGATTGATACGTGTGCCGTTGGAAAGTATTTGGACATTCCTGCCAAACACACGATTTAGTCCCAACATCCAATCAATGATGTCGGGATTCAACAAGGGTTCGCCGCCTAAAATAACCAGTTGATCAATGTCCACATGGTCAGCCCACTTGGTGTAGTCAGCTTCATAGTCGCTCCAGCGTTGCCATCCTGCAAACGAATAGTTGTTGAAACGATTGCAACCTTCGCAGGTCAAGTTACAAACATTGGTTATATAGAACTCGATTTTTGAGAATAGATGTTTTTTCACAGACGGTCTTTTAAAATAATTTTTGAAAATACTACTAGAATATACTACTTACGACGTTTCATTGCAGCTTTGGCATTTGAATCGACTACCGCACGGGCTTGATCTACACTCATTCCAGTAGCAGCTTCGGTATCGCCTTTGAAGCTGACTACGCCAGAGGCAGGATCAAGTGGTTCTAATATATTACTCAAGGGTTCTTGGCTGATCAGGTCGCCCAGGTTGGCCGAGCTAACATTGACTCCCAGGCTTTTGGCCGCATCAATAAAGGCCTTCTGACTAATTTGCTTTGGGCCAGATTCGTCCTCAGCACGGTGAAGCAAAAACTGGCTTAAGGCAGCCAGTGTTTTTGTATCGGGTCCGCTGTCGAGTTCAGCCAGTTCTCGAATCAACATTATCTGCGTTCACGACCTAGGCCTGCAACTGCTGGCTCTTCTGTTTCTTCTTCACCGGGTGCGGGTAATTCAGGAGGCATTTCACCACCTGTATCGCCAGCTATGTCAGCACCCAGATCGGGAGCAGCACCCAGGTCTTCGCCTGGCACTTGTGGTGCTTGTCCTGTGACTACACCAAGAGAAGCTTCTAATTGTTGCTTGGCACCTTGGAGATTTTGTAATAAACCACTTAATGCAGCACTGGCGTCACCGTTGAACTGAGTTGCTTGGTCAACGCCTACTTCATTTTTAATCTGATCAACCAAGGCTGGCAGGTCTTTGAACTGCATACTGGACACTTGTTCGCTCATCTTTTGAACTTGATCAACCATGTCTTGTGCGGCCAATACAACTTGAGCCTGTTGGATCTCACTGGCTTCACGCAGGCGACGATACAAGCGACTTTCGGCTGCCATTGGATTGGCAGCTTGTTGTAACAGTTGAGCTTTTTGTTGTGTCAACTGTTGTATTTGTTTGGTAAGTGCGGCAGCCTGATCTGTTGCTTGCTTTTTCTTGGCGGCCATGTCCATGGCCATATTGGCCGGATTTACAGCAGGAGCGGCAACACCACCTGGAGCACTAGTTCCAGGAGCAGTAGTTCCAGGAGCGGCGGCGGTAGCGGCCAGGGCCTGTTCCATCATAACCAATTTTACATAAGAAGGATTACGTTCGCTGCGATGAAATTCAGGAGTGCGACGGTGTTCGGCGATTAGACTACGCACACGCTTGAGCATGGTGCGGGCTTGACTTTGCGAAACGGTGCTGAAATCAACACGGTTACCAAAATAACTTTCGAAAACCTTAGCGGCTTGTTTTATTGGATTGGCTACGGCCAGTTCTTGCAGTTTCATTATCGAATCCTCGTTGTTGTATGTATTTAGCCCAGTTTACACATTTGGTCAGTTGATTTTCCAGGAGCTTTTTCTGTATAATTTTGCTTTCTAGCTTGGTCAATACTATTTCACGCAGTCCTGGGTTGAGACTACGGTCTCCCAGTGCGGCTCTGGCAGTAATATCATGTGTTAGTGCGGATAATTTGTTGTCTACGGTCAACAACTCGCGGGCAGTATTATAAGCACGGTTTTTATCGGCTATACACCAGCTGAGTGCAGTGCGTGTGCTACTAAAGATGCCCACGTCTGTGGCGCTACAAAACACTCGATATCCTGGGCGCTCGGGTTGGATGCGATAGTGCCCAAATACTTCATATACACCGTCGTCTGTTTGCCAGATAGTGTTGGGCATGATATTACGGAATTCTTGTCGAAACAAGCGTTCAAATTCTTGATCGGGTTTCATTTTAAAACGTAGTGAGATATAAGGTAGATGGTTGAAGCTGATAAAAATCCAATGATACCAACGCCCCAGTTGATCAATCTATCTGTGTTTTTTTCGGTCAGTTTGCTGACACTGGATTTGACTTCCGTGACCATAACACAAAGATGGGCGATATTTTCAGCCATTGCGCTCATTTTATCTTCTAGGGCATTGTAGCGTTCGGCGCACAGTTCAACATGGGCTTCTAGGCTTTTCTTTTCAATATCTGTGGCTTCAACGGTCATGTTTGGTCTCCATCATGTATTTATGGAAACAGGAGCAAACCAAATATTCTGACGAGCACCTTCTGTGATCAATACCGTTTCAATATCTGGGTCGTTATCAAGTCCACGCAACATAGGGACCCCGGCCGCATCAGAACGTAGCACTGCCACTGGATCTGATTCATCGCCGTAGATGCCGTCCGATTCAGTTTCAAATTCAAACATCCAGCGTGTTCCAGACTGATCCGGTATTGGATCAGTAAGGTCAAACAACTGTGTGCGCAGACTTAAGATCTGTGTAAGTGTTTCCCAATTGCGTTGTTGATTACGACTACGATTCCATGCCGATTCATCATTAATGATTTGCCCGGCCCGGTCCTGGAACGGCATACGGCTTGTTTTACAATGTCCAGTTACACCAGTGGCAGTGATATCGAATAGGGTTTGACAGGCAAATTTCATTCGGTCTTGCGCCTTAGTTCATACAGTATTTCTACTTTTTCACAAAGATCATTCAGTTCTGTATTGTCTCTGCGAGCCTGGAAAATGTCTACCCAACGTTTTTGACTTTCTAGCTCTTTGATTTCTTGTTGTAGATTGGGATCCTGCCAGTGCAGTTCTCTTTTGGTAGCGCCAGGGCTACGGGCATAAACTGTGCGCCCACCGTCAGGACTTTCAAACACTGTAAGCTCTGTAATTTTACTAACCATCATGATAGTATTTAAGTCATTCGCACAAGACCCATATTAAAGTCAACAAAAAAGCCCCTTTCGGGGCTTTAATTTTACGCTTGGTCTACAAACTTTTTAAGTTCTTCAGCCTTGGCAACAATATCCGTGCTGGACGGAAAGTCTGGCATAGTTGGATAAGGAAGCGTACCACGATTGGCATCGGTTAGCTTAGAGTGGTACTCGTCGCTTAATGTTTGGCGTGATTGGTAAATTGGCGCTTGGAGGATTTCCTTGGCCAAGTTAAGAAGTTCGAGGCGAATCTCGTAAGGTGTTTTGCTCATGTTTTTCTCCTGTGTATGTGTGTGTCGTTCCGGTCCCGCCCTATGCAGGACAAGATTGCTACACGAGCACAATTACTTATGTCTAGAAAGTCCAGTCAACAAAAAACCTGCCGGAGCAGGTTTTTGTTTTTAACATCAAAACTGATTAAGATGCAGCAGTAGTTGATGTAAATGTAGCAGCGTTAGAACCACTACTGATACCAATTGTACCATTAGCTGTTTGTGCTTGAGCAACCGCAACAGCAACGTTAGCAAATGAACCTGTTGGATACAAACCAACGTTCAATACTGTTGGAACTGGACCAACTTGATATTGTGCAACTGTAGTTGTTTGCTGTAGAGCTTGTAACACGTTAGAAACAAAACCATTTACGCCACCTTCACTAGCCATGCTAGCGTTAGCTGTAAATGAATAGAAGTCTAACTTAGGACCAGCTACTTGAACAGGACCTTGTGCAGCAATGTTTGCTGTTTGTGCAGGGTTACCGTTTAATACGTCTGTTGCAAATACTGGTTGTGATCCACCAGAAACTTTAGTAATATAAGCCATTTTAAATCTCCTTAATATATGGACACTGAGGTCCTACTTTTATTTATACCTTTTGGCGAAAATCAGGAGTTAGGCCACGGGTTCTGGGTTGTTTAAGGCACGGTTTGCCGCGGTAAAACCACCGGCCAGGCGATTCACAGCCTTGGCCATACCAGCATCTGTGGCCATTACCCAGCCTTCTTGGCCTGGATGTTGTAGATCTAATTGACCCAGTAAATCCATCTTGATCATGTGTAATAATTCCCAAGCTTCA